TTCCGATCTGAGGAGGTTTGCTGACTGGTCTCAAGGCAATCTTCCGCGTGAAGGACTGAAGCCATGTGGCCTTCAAACCGGGCTTTTTGGAACGAATGCTTCCAAATTGCCCGTAAATATGGCGCTCGCTATCCTGAATTGGTAGCAGCGCAATGCTGCTTAGAGAGTGGCTTTGGCAAGCACGTGTCTGGCGCTCACAATTACATTGGTGCAAAAGGCGAAGGCACTACTACTACCACGCAAGAATTTTACGATGGCCAATGGGTGACCATCAAAGCTGGATTCATTGATTTTCCTAGTCTTGCTGCTTGCATTGAATATTTAATCACTCGTTGGTATAAAGACTATCGCTATTTCAAGGGCATTAATAATGCTCCAAATCGCTATGCAGCAGCGCGAATGCTCAAGGAGCAATCGTATGCCACTGATCCCGATTACCCTGCAAAGCTGTCTAAGCTCATGAAGGAATATGCTCCTGAGAGCACTGCTTTTGCTATGGTTGGCCCTAAAAAACGTCCGCAAGATTTTGGTTTCAAGAAAGGCGATTCACATTTAATTGTGAACGATGCAGTGGAAACCATGAAAGCCTTCTCGTTTGAAGGAAAGCTTTTGTGGGAAATCCCGTGTCTCGCTCGTGGGCAATACAGTGATTTCGAATGGAAAATCACAAATTCAGACACGCCGCCTGGGATTTATAAAATTGGCGCTATTTATAAAGACTATGAGCGAGTGGGCGACAAGCCTGCATATGATCGCACTCTCATGGCTTACGGCTGGTATAGCTTCGACATGGTCGAACTAGAGAATCAAGAAGCTGGTAGTGGCAGGGCGGGAATCATGATCCACGGTGGTGGAAGCGCAAATGGCTGGCCTGGAGCATGGGCTCCCAAACAGCCTCTTGTCCCCACTCACGGTTGCGTGCGTTGTCATAATATTGACTTGCGCGACAAAATTCTTCCTCTCACTAAAACTGGCACAGTGTACATTTCAGTTTTTCAAGAAGGATGAATTGGCAATCTTGGTTCAATGCACTTTGCTATGAACTAGCCTTATGGGCCGCCTCAAGGCGGCCTTCTCTTGCATTGAAGCCATGGTTCAAAATGCTCATGGCTCATTGCCGGCCCGATTGGTCAGAATGGAAAACTAAAGCAGTAATAAAGAAAATTGACCAGCGGGCAATCACACTGGTTAAACGATGGGAAGAAGATGAGCGGGAAACAACAGCAAACGCTCTCGCCGAAAAGGCTCACGAGCTTTTTCCTGACGCCAAAGTCACGCCCCTTCCTAATGCCATTGTTCCATCTGTTCTCATTGAAAAGGCCCCACCAGCGGACGCTAGCGAGGCCGTAAAAGCCTTGGGAGGGGAGATAAGGATTACGTACCAGCTCCCAGACCAAGAAGCGCCCTAAGGCGCTTCCACTTAGCAAGCTCCTTCTCGTGATAGTCCTCCCATGAAGCAATAGTTTCACTCAGGGCTTTACAAGCCATCGCTGGATCATCATCCGTTAGTAGCTCAACCAAAACGTCCGAAAGAACTTCGGTTTGCTGTTTGTACCACTCACCTTCTGCAATGAAAGGAAATACCATGAAAAGGCGGCTCAATGCCGCCTTAGCTTAGCTCCTTAATAAAGCTCTCGCCAGCCAAGTTGACCAGTAGTCTTCATTGCCGTTTCACATTGAACAGTAAGCATAAGAACGTCGCTATTTCCATTGGCATCTTTACCAAGCGAAAGAGCTAACGCACTTTCAGGAGCAAATGCGGCATTGCTTTGTCCTGACAACAAGCCAGTGCCAATGATTGTGCCACCACTAAACGTGCCAGTTTTCATCACCTCTACATTGCCGCGTCCATTTTCTGCCGCCGTCCACACTCCGCTAACTGTAGGATTTAAATAAAGGCGCCATTTTGCAATTGCATTGCCATCCACTGCCACGTCAACTTGAGCAGGCATAATCACATTATCAGTGCGACCACTTGCCATGCGAATAGCAGCAAATAATGTTTCAGACGTGGTGCTAAGCACGCCAGCGATGCCAGCACCTCCTGTATAAATGGGGCCTTTAGGCTCATAACCACCTTCGCTGATAATAGTAGAAGCAATTTCCTTAAGTGTGCCAGAAGATGCAATGGAGGAAGAATTATGAATGCGATATGACAATGGCAAAGTAGCAGTTGTCATATATACCATGTCTTGGTTATTCGCATGATTAAATTCATGGCAATAAATAATTTCACCATCAATAACAAAGCCCATCCTCACTCGCCCTGAACCGAGCCATTCAAGATCGGCAATCAAGATATTCACCTTTGAAAAATCAAGGTTGCTAAGCGTATTGATATTCCACGATGCTTGATTAACCACATTTTCCACGACACTTCCAGAAGCTTTGCTGCGAATAGCAAATTGAATGGTAGTGCCGCTGGCTCGCACCATAATGCCATTGTCGTCATTAAATAAGCCAACTTCTTGAATGAGGCCAGCAATGGGCGTATTGCCCCTGAAACTTTGCATGACCATCATGCTCTTCCCTGGCTCATAAGGAAGATTTCGTTTTGTCCTCCGAAGCGCAGTGTCTCCTGAAGCAGTGGTCGTACTCAAGGCGAGAGAGCTTTCATTTGCCAAATAATTAATGGCACCACCGCCAGTAGTTGCCTCAAACCATAAATCAGTGCGTTTTGTATAGCGAAGCGTACTATCAAATAACGTAAGAGGCTCACTAACGCGAGCCCTCCCAAAAGCATCCACCATGCCACTGTCAGGGCCTTTTTGTAAAATTTTTCCGCGATAGTCAGCTTCAATATGAGTTTCAAACTGTTCACCGCCGGCAATGATTTGGCCCATGAGGAATAATGTTTTCTTCCATTGTACTGCTAAAAGGAAAGAGGCCTTTCGGCCCCGTAATTATTTACCTTGGCCTCGCATAAGCTTGCGCCCATGAGAAGCTTTGCTATTGGCTCCATTGCCTTGCCTAGTCTTCTTGCGACGATTAGGAGAATGAAGCTTTTGCCCGCTAATGCCAACTTTGGATTTTGCTGCCATTTATCAGCTCCAAGGCAGGCCAGTACCTGTGGTGGGAGTGCGTTGTTGAGAAATTTGCTCGGCGAGAGCAGCTTCAATCTCTTCTACTTTGTCATCGCCGAGCTTGTCTTGTACCCAGCCAGTGACGATTGCGGGAGTGAGCTGAGCGTAAGGAATGGCATCGTCTTCGTCGGGCGGCTCGAGGCCGATACTGCCATACGCCGAGCTGGCATAAGTGCCATCATCAGCCGAAATCGTATAGTGAACCGTGTAGACAATGCCATCGGCCAGTTGCCGTTCAAGTTGGCTAACGCCCCAGTCGTAAATGATCGCCATGATTAATAAGAATGGTCTTCGTTAGTTTAACAATGGAAAGAAAAGGCGGTCAATGTGGATGACCGCCAAAGCAGGAAGCAAAGAGGGCTACGCACTCTCAAGAGCAGCAACTTTGGCCTCAAGGGTTTCGATGCGCTCTTTGCTTTCTTTAAGCGCGGAAACAAGAAGGGGAATAACTTCAGTGTATTTAAGACTTAGCGTTCCCATGTCGTCAGACATTACGTCCACGGCTTCAGGTAAAACCGCCTGAACATCTTGCGCAATTAAAAATGAACGACTCACGTTAATATCGTCGGTCTTGTATCGACCTGTCACGGCTCGAAGCTGCGAAACTTTGTCTAGGCCGTCTTGAATTGGAGCAAGATTATCTTTTAGTCGTTCGTCTGAGAACGTGCTCCAGGAAGTAGATCCTGCGTTAAGTTGAACGCCTGCACCGCTAGTATCGTCAACAACAGCAAAATAGGTATTTGTACCTATCGTTCCAAAACCCCACTTACGAGTCGCGTCTGTATTTACAAGGGCCAACTTGCAACCATTAGTTGTTGTTGAAGTGCCGAAAAGAATTTCTCCATTTTTGTTGATCCTCATCCGCTCCGTCGGAGAACTCGCCCCATCCGCAGTAGTGGAGAACACTAAGCGACCTGGCATGTCATTGGCGCCAGGGGTGCCGTCTACTTCGGCCAGAATGCTTGCGGCAACTACGAATTCAGATCCATCGGAAGCTTGGAAGCTAATGTTGCCAATATCGTCACCATCGACG